GCTAAAATATTGGCGGTTTCTTCTGTAATGTTTTCTTGTATCCCTTTGGAAAGAGTGTTTGAAGCGCTTGTCTCTTCAAGGCTTATTCCCATTTTTTTTGCAGCAGCATTTAGATAATCCCATATTTTCTTTGAGTCTGATATTGTCCCTCGAAGGCTTCCAAGTTGCTGCATTAGTCCGGCTGCCTCTTGTTCCGTCAGATTTGTACCCCCGGCGGAACTGTCCATAAATATACCTTTATCTCCAAACAGATAATCTCTTAGCTTATCCATAGCAGGTTTTATGACATTCAGAGAAATCATCTCCTTTATGACATTGCGCATAATATCAGCTACCGTATCATCAAAAGCCTTTGCTGCATCTTCTCCGTTGGCGAACGCATTGACTAACGCTTCTGATATTTGGTCTGACCATCCCTTTAAGTCTATACCGAATTGTTCGCTTGCCAAATCTTCATAGAAATACTTGATTTGCTCGCCTAACTCGATATACTGCTGCTTGTAGTCCTCTATTTTAGAAGCATCTGAATCTTTCTTGCCTTGTTCCGCCTCCATTTGCTTTTGCACCTCTTCTTGTTGCTTTTGAAGATTTGCAATCATCTCTTTGGATTGGCTTTGGGTAACAGCACCCAATTGCCGTTCTATGACAGATTGAAGATTCTTATAGTCATTGGAAAGCTTTTTCACTTCCAGTTGCGAACGTTGGATTGCTTTATCCAGCTTCTTATCATGGGCTTTGGCTATGCTTCCTATTATTCCGGTAATACCGCTGACTATACCCGTAGCCCCTTGCATGATAGCCATCGGATTGCCGGAAGATATACCAGCGAAAAGGGTAGCTCCGCTTTGAGCTGTATTCAATAATCCACCCGCAACTTCTTGTACAGTGCTTAGAGTGTCTCCTATACTGTCATTCCCTAAGGCATCAAATGCTGACCCTAAATCTCCCAAAGTGCCGATAAGAAGATTAGCCATGTCGACAATATCTCCAAAGCCTACTTGAACTTTATCGGAAGCTTCATTTTGTTTATCTTGTGCATCAGTGACTTCCTTTTCCGCATCGGCTAATGTTTTTAATTTAGGAGTTAATTTATCGACGACTTTAGTCTGATAAGATAAGCCGCCATCCGTTTTCTTGGTTTCTGTATGGCTCATTTCAGAAACACCAGTAGTTACTTTGCCTCCATCCTGGATAAACCCAAGTTCTTTTTGAGCTTTTTTCAGTTTTTCAGTGGCTTCCGCATACTCTTTTATGCCGTCTGATAATGTCTTGAAAGGGTTTCTGCTTTCACTTTCGTCACGTAGCTTTTTTAATACATTGACAAGCTCTTTAAACTCATTGACTTTTAGACTTTGCCCGGTCGTATTTTTAAACTCTTCCAGGTTCTTGATTAGCCTGCTAAGAGTTGCAGAAGAAAGTCTGTCAAGGTCGTCAAAAGTCTTAGCCCAGTCTTCCGAACTCTTGAATTGTTCAAATTTGGTTGATGCAGCATCTTCGCTCGCTTTCTTTTTCCTTTGTGCTATAAGCCTGTCGGTTGCTTCTTCGCCTAATTGACCTCTTTGGCTTTCAATATCTGCCAAGTCCTTTTGAAGATTACGCTCAATATCCTTTATCTTTTGGGCATAATCTTTATAATCCTCAATCATGCCTAAAAGGTTTTCAAGGCTTTCTGAACGCATTTTCTTACTTTCCTCGTTGATTGATTGGTATAGTTTCAGAATTACTCCTTCCCCAAACTGCTTTTTTACATCATCCTCTTTCATGGCAAGGACATCTGTAACGGAGAATTTACTTCCTGTATTTTCAAGCGCTTTGGAAAGTTGGTTGCGCAAATCATCTACTACACTTTTGAATGAGACCTCTCCGCCGAAAGCGATGTTCATGGAAAGAGATTTGTTGCCGGAAGCATTGAATAGCTTCTTATATAAATCCCACTTTTCTCCGGTTTGGGAAACGTACTTCTCTATCTCCTTTAAGGCATCATCAACTTCCTTCTTCGCATTATCAATTCCCGCCTTGTCAATCTTGACACCAAGAGAAATGTATAAATCTTCTTGCTTCTCTTTGCTCCGGTCTAACTGCCCTTGGATGTATTTGTAAGCCCTGCTTGGGTCTTTTAAGTCCAAATTGATTCCGTTCTTATCAAAGATAGAGGCAAATTCAGAAATACCCTTCACTCTTTGAGATGCGGCTTCTTCTCCTTCTATCTTTCTCCATTTCTCATAGCTGGAAACGGCTTTATCTATGAGGTCGGTACGGGCTTCCCATTGTTCTGCAATAGGGTCTTTCGTGTTTCCAGAAGATTTTTCTAATCCCCCTAAAGCCTTATATATTGTCCTGGTAACTTCAAGTTCCTTATTGTAGGATGCCAGTTGTTTTTCTGAATATTTATTTCCGGATGCAAACGCCTTTGTTTTTTTCTCCAAATCACTGATATTACCGGAAAGCATCTCCATGTATTTTTCGTAAGAATCTCCTTCTTTGGGCTTTAAGACATCCATGTCGCCCGCAAGTCTGTTTGCTTCTTTTTCCCAATCAGCCAAAGGCTTACTTATATTAATTTGGTTCATGGAATGATAAGATTGTCTGGCTGTGTCTATAATGTTGGCTAAGTCCAAGCTTTGCTTCTCCAGTTCCAATAGTCTGTTTCTTGCTTTAGTGATGTCTTCCGGCTTGTATTTTGCGAAAGACAACTCTTTTCCGTTCTCATCAAATCTTCTATATCCCCCTTCTCTGATAATACTGGCAAGTTTTTCCCTTTCGGAATCAATGCTTTGCTTTTGTATTTGAGCGTTTGCCATTGTTCCGATAAACTGTTTCTTATATAAAGCTTTTTGTTCTTGTGATAATTTTCGCATCTTCTCAACAGAAAGAGATATTGCTACTCCGTATTTATCCGTTTGAGTAACTGCATCTTTGAATGTATTGGCGAGATTTTTTGTAATTTTCCCTAATTCTCGACTTTCTTCTGTACTTTTATTGGCTTTTTTGCTAAGGGTCTCGTATCGGTCAATAAGGCTGTCAACGGCTTTATTTCCTTGCATCTTATCGTTCGTATCGGAAATAGTCTTATTTAAGTCTGTAATAACCTCTGTTGTTGCTTTTGTTTCTTCTCTGAACGCATAAAATAGTGCTACAATTCCAGATAAAGCTCCTAATAATAAACCTAATGGGTTAGCCTTTGTCACTAATCCAAGTAACGCGATAGAGTCTTTTAAACTTCTAACACTTGCAGTTAATGATATGAAAGTTTTTATTAGTTTGAGGTTTACTGAAGATGCTAATAGAGCCATTGTTTTGTAAGTACCAAATGAGGCTATTATTGGAATGATTACTTTAGCAAAATCTTTCCAGTGCTTCATAAGTTCAGTAAGTATTTCTAAGCTATCTGAAAGTACACCGCTATTGCCTTCCGCAATGTCAGCCATCATAACATCCCATGCGTCCTGCAAGTTGCTCCACTTACCCGCAAGGCTTTCTGCAAGGGCTTCCTGCATGTTGTAGAATTTGCCGCCTTCATCGGTTAAATCCCAAAGAACATCTTTCACCATGTCGAAGCTGACCTCTTTCCGGCTGATTTTATCGAAAACTTCCCCGGCACTCACAACACGATTTTCAAGAACAGTAAATCGTTTCGCCAATTCATCGACCAACGGGATACCAGCCTCGGTAAACTGCCTCAATTCCTGCCCACGGAGAAAAGCTGCACTGCGCACCTGTCCGTACGCCAATATGATACGTCCCATATCGACACCCACACCTGCGGAAATGTCGGCAAGTCGTTTGGTCGTATCGTAAAGCTCCTCATACGGAATGCTGTATGCGGACAATTGTTTGGCGTATGAAGCCAGTTCCTTGAACTGGAACGGAGAGACAACCGCCAAATCCTTAATGCGGTTGAATATGGTTTCCGCCTTCATACTGTCTCCAAGAATGGAGGTAAGGGCAATGCGTTGTTTCTGAAACTCTCCGCCAATGGTATATAATCCCCTTACAAAACGCTCTAAAGTGTATATGGAATACACATTGGCGATTTGATTTTTCAATTCCCCGGCTATCCGTGATTGAGAAGACATTGTAGTGTTTGTCCTCTTCATTGCCGCGTTGTGTGTATCGGAAGCCTTTGCAGCCTGCATTCGGGCAATCCTAAGCTGTTCAAGGGCTTTTTGTGAGTTAACGTAAGCCTCTGCACGGATTATCTGCGAAACTCCCCTCATGGCTCTTAGTTCGCTTGCATCAACGCCCTGCCCTTTAAAAGCCTCCTTGAGTTTTTTAATACTTTCGCTATCTACATCCAGCTTTACCTTGTAGGTCTTGTTTTTCAACAAGGCTTCCACCTTGTCTTCAATCTCCTTTATATCTACTTTTAATCCAACCTTTGCACTGGTCGTGACGTGCATATTCACAAGTTTTTTCTTGATAGCTTCGTACTCTTGTTCTGTATAATCTTTCAAGTGAACGCCAAAATTCAAATTTCCGAGGTCTGCCATATCTATTCTTGTTTTGTATCTTTGGGGATAGCGTTAATACCGTTTACTATAAAATCATTGAGGGAAATTCTTTGCCCTTTCATTTCCTGCTCTTTTCTCTTTTCTTCCCACTTCCTTTTTAAATCTTCCATCTCTTTGGCCGTGTGCGTTTTTTGTTCTGTGTCTGCTTTGTCATACACTACAATCGGAGCATCGCACATCAGAAGTTCGTATTGAGCACAGGTCAATACCCAGTCCATATACCAATTAGGGATATTAATCATTCCCCAAAGAAGAATTAACGGTCGTGTCAGCTCTGGGTGTTTTTCTCCGTTTGCAAATGCTGCTCCAGCCGAAGTTCTTGAAGGATACGTTCTGCTTCCTTTCTCGTCATCGTCATTATCGTGTCTCTCATTCCGGTCAAGAACATGGTAGCATTCAAGTATTCCAGTTTCTGCAATTCCACTTTTTTTTTACCGATAACAACAATATCGGTTAATTCTGTATCTGTGTATTTTTTCCATAGCATACGCCAGTATATCCAATGGAAAAGTCTTATCTTCCACCAATTATTCAGAATAATGAGAGAGGCACATTTGGCAGTAACTTCATCCTCACTTTTGCAGGAATGTAAGACATGGGTTAATTTTCGTATTGTTCCACGGTGCAGCCATTTTATACCGAACTTTTTTCCTCTTATCGTAATATAATCTATGCTGTTCTCCAGTACATCGTCAAGCGTTTTCTGCTCTGTCGTGGTAGGTTGGCTTATTGCTTTATCGTTCATATTGTGTTATTGTGATGTGTGAAAAAGGAGAAGGCGGCGGCAATAACGCACACCGCCATATTTTTAAATCAAAGAACCGTCCTGGGTAACTTCTACCGCACTGAACTCATTGGCGGTGAATACGCTGACCGTAGCAGTCCTTTTTGCTCCGCTATTCTCGTCGACTTTGACCGTCACCACTTTCCCGCTAACCGAGGTTTTGCACCATGTTTCCGTTGATGAAGCAGAGACAGAGCTTTCCTTGGTTGTTGCGGTAATGGTTTTCCCTGTATTATCTGCCGCGCTGGTAAAAGACAGGGAAGCTGGAGCTACGGTCAGTCGGCTTTTTTTGTCAAGAAAGCGATATTATCTTCGGAAGAGGAGCCGGACGAAGCACCATCTTCAAGTTCAATAGTTCCGCTAAGCGCAAAAGCGAATGGGGTAGTGGACGCATTCTCAAACAAGGGGCGTGCGTAGACGGCCATTCTTTTTACAAGCAGACATTTTTCTCCGTCGTCACTTATAAGCGCAAATCCTACGTTCAGTTTCTTGCTGTTTAGCACAGCAGAGAATCCCTTGAATTGCTGGTTGTTGATAGTTGCTTGCGCAATTTCAGTGGTTTTCCCAAGAAAATATTCTACCAATTCCTTGCTTACACTTGGAACGGTAGCAGCGAAAGTAATATCTCCTGCTGTACTGGTGACAGCCCAATCCGCTTGCAGACCGTGTACCTTTGTACGGTTTAATGTCGGTTCTGCTTGGGACAAGGAAAGGGTATCTACGGTAACGGGCAAATCAAAATCCGGAGTTACCGTGGCAAAATTTGCAATGCCACCCTTTACCAACATAATGGATGAAAGACCGCTAAATACATCTTTCAATTCCTGCTTTGTTTTCATTGCCATAATAAATAGTTTTAATCGTTTTTAATTTTATGTTCATTTTATCACAAGGTCA